CATGCGTTGGCTCACCCAAGATGCGGAACAGGATCGCATCTCCCGGGCTTTCTTTTCCCTGTTCCATGATCCTGCTCCAGGGCGCAAGGTGCCGGTAGATGACCGCAGCAAGCTGCTCGCGATTAAAGCTCTCGTCATACTCGTCGTTATATGACGGCAGCTTGCGATCGAACTGCTCCTGGTAGATCAGCCGGAAAAGGTTCCAGCAGTCTATGCCGGTACGGTCCGCGCCATGCATCTTGAACGGGATGCCTATATATCTGCTTGCCCATTCAGCGACCATTAGAAAAGCCCCGGAAAATAGCGGGGGACGAATGAGTCTCCCGGGAAAGGTTCGTGCATAAAATCTTCGATGCTGATATTGCCTGATATGACAAGCTCATCATAAACGATGTCAGTGAATTTAAATCCGGAGAATTCCGCCTCGATGGTATCCGGATCGCTTGCCAGAACCACCTGAATGGTCAAGTCCGGCGCAGTGTTGATCCCCCGGATCGCGACAACGATATCCCGGTGCACGTTATCAATGGTGACCTTGCCGACGGCGATGGAGTCATCCGAATCGTCCGGCAGCGAGATATCAAACGGGTACGCTACAAAGGTATTGCCGTTGCTCTCAATGTCCTCGTTGTTGTTGACAACGTAGAAAGGCGACCCCAGGTCGTCATGATCGATCGTAAGCAGCACCAGGAACACCTCGTCCGTCTGCTGCGCATTGATCGCCTCCCGAAATGTCAGGGACAGGTCTCTGCTCATGGCAGAATCTCCATGTTCGCGTTTATAAAAAAACTGTTTCCGCCGCCGCCGCTTATCCTGGGCGGGCCCACATACCGGAACTCGACGGCGCTGCCAGTCCGCGGGTGGGTCCAGTCGAATGGAAGCGAGCCGGCGCTCAATGTCGTTTCATAGAACGTCATGTGCGTCGCCACCTGGGTCTTGGTGTGCCTGAATCGGAAACGAAAATATTTGACGCCGGCGGTAAACCTGCGCCTGAGCTTGTCCGGCCCTGCGTCCATCGGGGTGCGCAGGGCCTGATCCTGGAAGGTCTCTTCATAGGCCTGCTTTAACGGATCATCCGGAAGTGTGCCGGGCCATGATGCCATATCACCTCCCCATCACCCGGGGCTGCATTCCGAAGACCTGCTTCAGGGCGTTGTGGGTGTAGCCGCGGCCGACCTTGGCGGCCACGATCTCGTCTATAATTACATCGATTGCCCGCCCGCCCTGGGCGCTTACGCGCTCCTGGGTCTTGACTTCGGTGCCGGATGCGTTGTTGAAGATGTTTACCTCGACAGCGGCCGGCTCCGCCTTAACGCCCAGGTCCCCGCTCGGTGTGCGCTTAAGCGGCATGATCGCCTCGGGGCCTTTCTCGGCCATCAAGCCAACTGCGCCGTTCGCCATCGGAAAGACCATCGGATGATTGATCACGGCGCCGTGGCCGAAAGGCAAAAGCCTGCCCCTGTCAAATATATTGCCGTGCGCGCTTCCCTTGCCGAAATACCACCCCAGCATTGGGTCCACGATCATCTTTTGCATGGCCATTTGCGTGACCATCCGGCCGAAGGATTCCAGTATTTTCTTGAAGCTGATATCCGCCTCCCAGACCATGTTTGTCAGTTCATGGCTGAAATTGTTGGCCCAGCCCGTGACGGCATTTTTCATATCATCGTCAAAGACTTCTTTGGATTTTTTGTTGATCTCCTCGAGGTCTTCGAGGCCCTCCTGGATATATCTATCCTGGGCATCCATCACCGCCTGAAGGCGCTGAAAGTCTTCGGCGTATGCCTCCTTGCGAAGCTTCTGGATGAGATTTTCGCCAGCGCCGGCGGCGCCGGCAGGGGTTGGCTTTCCGCCGTCCTTCGCTTTCCTGGCGGCTTTTTCTTTTTGATATTGCTCGATCGCTTCATTGATCATGTCGAGCCGCAGCTTTGCGAGCTCTATCTGGCGTTTGACCGCCTCAGGCGTCTCAATTCCGGGTATCCATGACAATATCTCTGCCGTCCTCTCATATTTGTGCAGCTCTCTCTCCAGCCGCTCTCTTTGCTGCACCAGGGGGTTCATTAATTCCTCATTGCCGATGCCCAACGCATCCGCCAGCTCATTAAACTTCTTGATAGCGCTTGTTATCATCGGAAGGAGTTTTTCCCCAAAGGCCGCTGACAGATCCTCAATGTTTCTCTCCAGTTGTTTCATCTGGTTTGCATGGTCATCATAAGTCCGCGCCATATCGCCGATCGCGGCCCGTGAACCCTCGACCATCAGTTTATATGCTGCCTGCGCTTTATGCGCCGCGGTAAGCTGGTCTTTGGTTTCTGCCAGGCCGAGCGCGAGCGCCTTTTCCTGGACGATCGTGGCGTTGAGCACGACGCCGTATTTTTTCATGGTCTCAAAATTGCCTACCAGGGCCGACTGGATATCGGCCATGACCATTGCGGTCGGAAGGTTGTTAAAGCTCCCGAGGTCCGCAGAGAGCTTGACGATCTCGAAGGAAAGCCTGCCCGCCTCATCGCGCATCATGCCCATAGGAACCAGAAGATCCTGCACTGAAGACAGGTATTGCCTGGTTTCCCTCCTCGACATGGCATAAGATTCCCGGAGCTCACTCGCCCATTTCGATGCCAGGTCAACCTGGCCCGCGAACACCACATTGAATTTATTTGTTGCCTCTTGAAGATCAGATGCCGCCTTTCTCGTTTCATTGATCATGCTGATCAATTTAAAGAATCCGTATGCGCCGGCCAGCGTTGTTATCAGGCCGCTCAACTTGAGCATGGCGGTATTGGTAATTGCCAGGCGCTTGTTCATGTCCCCGATGCTGCGCCCCGTCCGCCTGAATGCCCGCTCCCCTTTGCGGCCGGTCTTTTCCACTTCGGACTCGAACCGCTTGACCGTCACGGTCCCTCTGTCGTCTACGTGGATTTCTACTTTAATGGTTCCGGCGCTTCCAACCATTGTGCAACCTTTCCGAGGTCCAGCCATTCTTCAGGGGTTAAATCATTTGCACTGAACGGATACCCCGCGATCCGGAGAAGCCGGATCCGGAGAAGCTTTTGCGTATAGGGATGAAGGTCTTCCGCCCTCGCCTTTGGGCAGTTGGCGCAGGCCCATCCGATATTGTCTCCGGTCTCGATTTCGCATTTTTCTCTGTCTTCATCGCTGCAGACCCCCTTGCGGATTGCCCGGAGGTCTTCGGCTAGTTTTTTTCAACATCCTCTGCGTCTTCCAGGGCCTCAGCCGAGTTCTCGAACACATGGGCAGCGAGCAGCTCGACCAGATCCATCGCATGCTCTTCGATCAGCTCCTTCCAGTCGGGCATGCTCGATATATCGACGGGCTTGCCGTCTTTTTCAACTATAAAATCATCTTTTCGGATACCCCTTAGTATCTTTGCGCCGAACTTCTGCCTTGTCTGCCCTGTCCGGAACACGAGCTTGTTCTTGATTCTCTGCGTGCCCTCGTTCTGATAGGCAATGCGCTCCTGCGTCGTCGGCATCCGGTAATAGAATACGAGCTCGCTCCCGGAGATGTTGTCCTGGATTCTGAGCTCATAAGTCTCCTTGCTTAGTACCCTCGGCATTTTTCATTCCTCCCTTATGCTGCATATGTGCTCTGAAGGTTCTTGACATTGACAATCACGCTGCCATAGGTGTCGTCTTCCAGGATGATGAGATCGCCGGCCTCTGCAACGCGTTTTCCGTCAACGGATATCGGCGCGGACAAAACGGATAACAGCGGAAAGATGACCTCCACCTGGTATTTGTGCGGGGAGTCGTAAATCGCCCCTTCCGCGAGCAGGTAAACGCCGAAGGTGTCGTTGTCGTCGATATGCTGCTGGATGATGTAGTTCCGGAATTCCCGACCCACCCGCAATGTCTGCATGCGGTTGTTCCGGAAATAGCGCGAGGCATAGGCGTCGCCCGCCCCCGGCGTGAACTCGATATCGCCGTTGTTATTGAAGTTCCACTCGATGGTCCTAATCTCCGCATCCATCTCGCGGCCGCCCTGGAATGCGCTCCCGTCCCAGGCGCCGCCCAGCTTGAAGGTCAGCTGGCTCACCCGGAGCGGCGTTTCGGTCACCCGTGCAGGAAAGGTCGCCCACGCAGGCTCTGTGGGGATATAAAGCACCTTGTAGTCCACATTGCTTCCCGGGGACCCCGGCGCGGATATGGTGATTATGGCCGGCGTTGCCGCGGAGACCGCGGAGTACTCCACCTCTGTCCATTCATCCGCCGAGAGCTCCACGCGGATCCGCTGGACATTGTCGAGCCGCTCCGCGGCGTCTGCGCCCTCGACGGCGTTCGCCGCCAGCGTAAGAGAGGTGGCATCCGGCGCCGCGCTTATCGTCTCTTCATAGACATTGTCCGATACCTTGCCCGTGCCCTTGCACTGCCCGACGATCTTACACCAGTCATCCTTGGCGAACGTGGCCACAAAAGAATCCACAAACATGGACGCGAAGCGACGTTTGACAACGGTTTTCCCGAATCTTTGGGCCGCCGTAAAGGACGGGTTGGATCTGTATGCATCTTCGTCGTCTTCGATCGGCGTGATCGTATGCTCGTAACCGGTACCGGCCGCAGCAGTGCTGATCGCGCCGAGCGCATATGCCAAAATGAAGGCGAAATGCTGCGGCTGGGCCTTTGCGAAATTAAAAGCGGCTGCCGCCATATTCCCCAGATCATACACGGCATCCGCCTCCTCTTTTCCGGTCAACTCGTCTGCGTTGCTCTCCCGGCGCGGCTCCAGATTGATCACGTCTTCCAGTGCCACCAGCATTGAGGTATCAAGAGTCTGCTCAGTATTGATGGCCGTCTCCTTGCTGTTAGCGGAAACGGCGACCAGATTATGCGTTGCGCGATATGATCTCATGGTTTATCCCCTCCCTTCGAGCTCTCTTTGTCCGGAGCCTGGGCCTTTGCTCCTGAAGGCGCCGCCTTTTTGTCTTTGGCTTCGGGCGGCTTTATCTCTTCAAACTTGGCCCTCTCTTCCGGCGGCACCTGTTTGTATGCCTTGCCCCTCACATATCTTTTGCCGGCAAGCGGTCCGTCCACCACCTGGAAAGACTCGGCCCCCTTTTTGAGTGTAAACATAACATCGCCTCCTTAAACGCTGATTGTTTCTATGGCGCACAGCCTCATGTCCGCATGATGACAGAGAACCGTCCCGAATATCCGCGTGGTCACGTCATCGATCTGCAGGCCCACCGCATTTTCCATCGGCCCCCAGTCCGGATCGATGGTCAGGCATGTATTGTTCAGGGTCTTGTTGTCATCGTCATTGAACGCCGCCACATAGTCCTCTAGGAGCGACTGGAATGTCGTCTCGGACCCATCCGCGTCATTGAGCCCATAGACCGCCTGGATACGCAGCACATGCGCCTTTTCCACCTCGCCGATCGTCGCCTGCCGCTGCGCCGTGCCCTTCCGTGATATGGTCAGCCCGTTGATCCTGCTATTTGAGTCCTTGAAAAGATTCAAGAGAGTCGACCAGTTCTTGGACCATCGCTCGTATTCATGGACAATGCCGTGGCCGGTCACGCCCTCGAATACGTTCTTTGCCTCGCTGATGATCGATGACAGCGCCATTATGCGGAAAGCCTCCGTTGTACGCGCATCGGAATGGTTCCAAGCTGCGACTGGATCCAGGCCTCGTTCCTGTTCCAGGCCTTCTCGAACATATGCGCACCCTCAAAACCCTTCTCCGCGATCTTCCGGGCGATGGCAAAGCCCACGGATTTCGCCTCATCAGCGGGCACGCCCAGCTTTGACCTGGCCCAGAGCGCGATCGGCTCCACCGGCGGCATGGCCTTTCCGGGCCGTCTTCCGAGCTCCACGACCTCGCCGTATTCCAGGGGCTGGCCCACCATGCCGCGGACGGACTGCCCGAACATAACGACCTCGCCTTGGGTGGATCCCGCCAGGCCCGCCTGGCCACCCACGCCCTTAGGGGTTCCCTCCACCACGTCCTTTTCAAGCCGGCGCACGATAAGGTCCATGACCCGCCGGCTTTCCTGCCGGACCAGCTCAGGGTAGCGCCTTGCGAGCTCGCGCACCTCGGTGATGTTGTAAATGACCTCGGTTTCCATTACCTTCTCCGCCGGGGATGGGTCAGCCGGTCCTGACCCCAGGGATAGTCCACGTCCTGGTCCTGGGTGTGGCTGGCCGGCTTGGGCCGGCCTTCCTTGATGCCCATGTGGTTGTAATACTCGCCGCGATAGGTCTTTGCCAGGGCCTCGTATTCACGGCGCTTTCCGGCATGGTCCACGCTGTCCGCATCGATCGTGGAGTCCTGATCCTGGGCATGCATGGCCGATAGGATCCGGCAGAAAAAACTCGCAGCCAAGGATTGCACCGCCTCTTCGTCGCCGGCATCCACCGAGCAGTCGGATACCGTGCAGGCATGCCGCGCCGTATAAGTCACCCGGATGCTCTCACCGGTCTGCGGCGTGCTGGAGACCATTCTCAGGACCCGGCCGGAAGGTTTTTCATAAATTGCCCATTCATTGTCCTCCAGGATTCCCGGTGTTTCATCGTCGTCATCGACCGGGTATTCTACCTGGCGGATCACGCTGAAGTTGTCCTCCCAGGAGGCAAGGCCTGAGAGCGCATAATCAAAGCCGCCGTCGCCGTCGACGTCCTCCACCACGACCACCGGCTTGTGCCTGGAGTGCGCATCCATCGCCCTGGCCACGGCCTTTTCCCTGGCCGTCTGCAGCTTGGCCTCATCCACCGGGTGCTCGCCCGGTGCCAGGACCTCTATGGCCTCGGTATAATCAAATAACGTGCTCATATTATCTCCCTATGTGCCAGGCCCAGCCAGGCAACCCCCAGGAGCGCCAATGGTGCGACATGAAACGTATGCCAGCCGAGGCACGATACTGCCAGCGTAGTAATGCCGGCGATCACAGTACATTGTTCCCGGGAAAGCGACTTTCTTATTTGCCAGGCGCGATAGCCGAAGGCCAGAAGGTAGGCGACGATAAGGACCATTACCTGGAGCCCCATCTCGAATGCGGCCTGCAGATACTCGTTATGCGCATGCTTCCACCAGCCCATAGAAGAAAGCCGCGCGTCTCCCGAGATCAGCAGCGGAAATATATCCTGAAAAGATCCGAGCCCCCTGCCGAACGCCTCGGACCGGAAAGACCATGCGATGTGCTTCCAGGCCTGCCATCTGGGGCACTGCAGCGTGTTTTCAATGGGGTCGAAAATCTGAAAGAAGACCATCATGCCGGCTATCACGACCATTAAGGATATCGCCCTTATGGCGAAGCGACCGCCGGAATCCGTTACCCCCGGCCATCTCCATAAGAATATAAAAAAAACAATGCCCGTTGATGCTGCAATCATGGCGGTCGTAGAGGCGCATAAAAACAGGCCGATTACGACAACTGCCGCCAGGGGGATCAGCCCGTAACGGATAAATGCCGGCAGGCACAGGGCCAGAAATACCCCCGCCGCGTCGGCATTCAAAGGCCCCGCCACCTGGTTCCCCATATTGAAATCTGTTACAGCGCCGAGCCTTTGCAGGACAATCCATGCGGTGAGCATCAATGCCGCGACACGCATGGCGTTCATGACCTGAACATGCCTGATTTTACTGAATCCCTGGGCTGCCGCCAGAAAGACGGCAATCATCAGGAGCGGCATGTAAACATGTAGTGCCGGCGCCTCGGAGACCGCCTGGGCGAGCGCCAGCACGAAAAACGCTCTCCACCACCAGCTTGTGAGCACGGACGTAAATACCGCCGCAGCCAGCCATATGGATGCCAGCTGAAACGAAAGCCGCAGGCTGATGCCGGGCACTGGCACGATGCAGAACACCAGGCCCGGCACGGCCGCAAGCAGTATGGGACGATAAAGCCTCACCGGCTAATATCCGGCCCCCGAACTGGTCGGGATCATGATGCTGATAAAATAATCCGTTGTCGAACTGGCGGACACTACAGACGCGCCGAAACCCATAGCTTGGGCATTTGTTGGCGCAGTGGTCGTAAGTGCACCCGCCGTCTCCGAAAGGAAAAGCCGTGCCCCCGGCGATATGGCGGTCTGGCCCGCAAGAACGCCGAGCGGGATGACTTCAACGGTCGTATTCGCCGCGCCTCCCTTGCCGATCATGCCCACCGCAGGCCTCAGGCTGGAGCTGTTTGCGTCCGCCTTATAGGCCTTGCCATCGGAGCCTTTAATGCAAACAGTATCGCCGGTCGCCAATGTCTCCCCGGCCGTGGCGGAAAACCGCACATATTTGTTTTTCCAGTACTCGGCTGCCGCACATTGCGTTGCAAACACGGCAATCGCTACGAATGCAACGAGCGTTATGAGAGACAGCAGCGTTATGCCTCTTGATCTTTTCATTTCAAAACCTCCCTTTTTTTGGCTGTTGTCAGTTCGTGTCAAATCATGTCAGGCCGTGTCTTTATGCCACCACGCCGCCGTAGCCGCTCCTGAAGTCCACCAGCGCGCCGGCATACTCGTGCCGGATCTTGTGGCGAATCTTGTCAGCCACGAATACCTGCTCGCTCTGCGGGGTGTCGGCCACGAACATCTCCGGTTCACTTCGGCCGTTGAGGTAGCCCATCTCCACCATGTCCACCTCGCTCGGCGGCATCAGGAGGCCCCAGTTGTTGGTATCCGTAAGCAGGGACACCATTGCGCCCTTGATCTTGCCCTTGACCGGATTCCTGGTCTTGGTGGTCAGATCGTTCGAGGAGAAATAATCATCGTCGTTTATGATCTGTTCCGCGGTTGCGATAAGATCGATCGGATAGACCAGGGTCGGCTTGAGGTTCGGGTCGTCCAGCATGCCGATCCTTTCGCCGGAATCCTTCTCGGTCATCTTGGCCAGGGCCTGATAGGCAGCCAGGGCTGTCGCAAACGCGAGCGCGGACGTAGTCAGGTTGCCATGCCCGGAGGTAAACCATGCGGTCCCGTCGGAGCAGTTGGCGTTTGCCGTGAAAAACGCCCATACATACTTGGCGTGCGTCCGCCTGGCGGTCCGCCCCAGCCGTCTCACCAGCCGGTCGATGAGCGTCATGTCATCGTTGATGATGGTCTTCCGGGTGATGGTCAGGATATTACCTTTCTGGATGAGCGCGTAGGTAGACTCTTCATCGGTCACGCCGGAGATCTCGTCATAATCCGCGGCCTCCGGGTCCACCGTGGCAAGATCAGGGAAATAACCCACCATCACGGCCTCTTGCTGCCGGAAATCCTTGACCGGCTTGCGGATGGAGATGAGCAGGTCCTCCTGGAAGTTGATCTCGCGATAGTCGCGCACGAGCCGCCTGGAGAGCGTATTCCCCAGCACATAGGAAAACGTCGCGCTGGTGATATCCTGTGCCGCGCGAAGGTCCTTTGAGAGCGCCTTGTGGTTGAACCGGCCGGTTACTTCGGAATCACCGGTGAAAAATTCATACATCTCCCGGAGGCCCCTGAAGGGCGGCACTTCGTCGAACTTGTCATAGTCCTGGGCCGCGCGCATGTCCTCGAAAAACGGCTTGTGATCCAGTCTGTCCAGCCGGGCGCACATAACCATATCGTCCCTGGAAAGCCCGAACATGCGATCTACGGCCATCTGGGCCTTGTCCAGGCTCCGATAACCGACATTGATCCGCGTCTGGTCGCCCAGGTCCAGGCTGGGTCCGCTCATGGCGGCCAGGTATTCTTTCTCATTTTTGATGCCGGCATCCAGCTCCTCCCGGGTAAACACTTTGCCCTCGAACTGCTTGCGGATCCGCTTGGCCATATTCGGCGGGAGCTTATCGTCCGCGCTCAATGCCTCATCGAGCATGCGGCCGCATGCGGCCCGTTTCTCCTGGGCGCCTGTGGCATCCTTGATGGCCTTGTTAATGTCCTCCTGGGTTACAGGTTTGGGCTGGGCCGCCTGCGCGGCACGCTGATCTTTTGTGCCGTCACCGTTATCCCCGCCGTCGGCCGGATCCTTCACAGGGCCCTTCTTGTCCCCGCCATCGTCTGTCTTGGGCTTTTCCATTGCCATGCGGGCCAGCGATTTGATCTCATCATCGCTGAGCGCGGCCCTGTCTTTGCCCTCGAGCAATTCCGGCCGGGACTCCTCGATTAACTTAAGAAGCTCTTCTCTATCCATGATCGTCTCCTTTCCTTTGTGGTTTTTGCCAAGGCCCGCAACGGCCCGGATAAACTTCCCGCCTGCAGCCGGATATGTCACCACGTCCACGCTGCTTGCGGACACTATCTTTGTGACCCAGACCACGGAGAAGTCGTCCACTACGACCTCCATGCCCTGGATTCTTGCATCGATCGATAAGCCCAGGACCTCGCTGTTTCCCTGGTTCATGCCCTGCTGGATCATCTTGGGCAGCCACGCGGCCTCCTTGAAAAACCGGATGGTCGCCTTGATGCCTTCGCTCTCGGCCCACCAGGTCTTCTCGACCCAGCCCACCTTCTTGGCCACCAGGTACCGTTTGACATCATCCAGGATCTCGAGGTTGGGAATAGGAAGGTGGGTGAAAAAATCCGCGGTCAGCTCATAGGCGTTGATGTCCACGCCCTGGAACACACCGGCCGCAGCGGACAAGACCTCGTCTGTCCAGTAAAATCGTGGGTATCCGGAACTCAGCCCCGGCGCGATCAATATCGCTTCCCACACCAGGCCCTGTTCGTCCACCTGCCGGGCGGCCCTGAACCGGATAGGGTGGCTCCTCTCCGCACCGGTCATGGCCTCTTTCGCCCGCCATTCGCCGTCCTCTCCTTTTTTGTACTTGGCCTCTATCGCCGCCCAGGCCGCGCGTCTTGCCCGGTCCTCGTCTTTGGTATCACCAAATACATTGTTGAACACCTCGACCCCGATACCGATCGCGCCCTTGGGCAGGTTCTTGAGCCAGTCGGGCGGCTTTTTTTTCGTATACAGCATAGAAAAACCCTCCCGGTGGTTTTATTTCTTGGCGTGCCGGCTTCCTTTGCCGGCCACAGGCTTGCGCCTTTCGTTTTCCGGATTGACCCCGGTTACCCGGATCGGGCTCAGCTTTTCCACCTCGTCGCCCTTCCGGTATTGCACCTTGGCGCCGCCCTGCGTCACAATGATCGCCGCATCGCCGTCCATGCGCGAAGAGAGCACGAACTTCTTGTCGATGCCGTATGCCCGGCAGGCCTCGGCGATCAGGCCCTTGAAATCTCCGGTGTTGGTGCTCTCCGGACCGCCCTGGTTCCCCGGCATATTTTTCGGCTGCTCTTCTTCTTTTCCCTGTCCCCCGCCATTTGGCTTCACTTGCTCTGTCATTACCTTTACCTCCTTCATAGACTGTTAATCATAAATGGCCCGCTCCTGGTAAGGCACCGCCTCCCATGTCTTGGGCAGCTCCTCCCAGTCCGGAGAAGTCAGCACGTGCGTTCAGCCGCACTGGACGACCTCCTTGGCCGGAAGCCCCGGTGCATGCGGGTAGGGGATGCCCCCCGGAAAATCCTCGTTGACATCCACGATCTTGCCATCAAGTGCCGCATGGTTTTCCCTGGGGTGCGCCTTGCCCGATGCGATCCATTTCTTCTGCCACTTCATGGCAGGCTCGGTGCCGGCCTCCGCCGTCGCCTGCATCCGGGCCTCCCGGGCCGCGCTGTTCACGCGGGCCATCTCCGTGCGCGTGATGGCCTCGGCCCTATGACCCAGGCTCTTGAATACGCTCTTTTCGTCCAGGCTCCGGCCGATCGCCTTCATGGTCTCATAGGGCGTTTTTCCGCCCATCACGCCGAGAACGAGCTCGCTGTTGATCTTCTTGACCGCATCCGATGAGAGCCCGTTGATCAGATCGGCGGAATATCCCTGCATCACCTCGAGCACGGTCCGCGATATCTCGGGGGCGCCGCTTCTGATCCCGGCATACTGAAGCGGCGCGTCGATACTGTCTATTCCGGCGTTCCAGATGTTGGCCAGACCCTCTTTCTGCCCTGCCGAATACCGCTGCCTGAATGCCTCGATCGCCCTTTCAACAGCCTCCTTGAGCTCCGGGATGTAATGCGCCTGCCACTCGGTCGATGCGACCCGGGCCGCCACTTCGGACCTTGCCTGCTCGAGAAATCCCAGCACCTTTTCGACTTCTCTATCCGCGAGCCTGTCCGTCTTTTTGATCAGCTCCTTGAGCCGCCGGTTATATGCCTGCTCTCTCCGGGTCATGCGACTCTCAGCCGGGGGTTTTTCTTCTCAAGTCGCGCCACGACTTGCTCTATGACCGCCTCGCGCGCCGCGTAGTCTTCCGTTACCTTATCGCCCGCCTTCCTTGCGGCGGTTTTGATCTCTTCGGCCGCGTCGATCTCGATGCCCACCTGGCCGGCCATGCTGGCATACACCTTGCTCGCGGTCTCGGCCGTGATCCAGCCGCTCGTCTCGGCAATCATCAGGGACTGCGCCAGGGTAAACAGGCCGTCCACGGTCTTCTTGAGGTCCTTTGTCTGCATCTCGGGCATGTTCACGGTGACGGAGAACGGCTTTTTTTCATTCTCCCTCAGCACGCCGTGCAAGATCGCCTGGTCCAGTGCGAACTTGAGCACATGCTCGAGCATATACTTGACATAGCGCTGCCGGCTTCCCAGGTCCTTGAACGTGGGCTCGCCCATGAGATCGGCCTCGGTCTGGTAGGCCTTGCCGCCCGCGCCCAGCCAGCTGTCCGGCCGGTTCGCGCAGGCCGCCAGATAAGTCTTCATCAGATCGAATAGGGCCTTGTTGTCCGAGTGTTTCATGTCGGGCGTGACCGCCTCCCACTTGACTCGTTCGTTATGCGCCCGCACGCTGCCGGCCTAGGGCGTTTTATTGTTCCTGAGAAATTCTTTAATCTCCTCGTCCGTTGCGCCCTCGAGCGATACATCCCAGACGAACGACTTGATGAGCTTGATCCTGTCGAGCTCGTCGAACAGGCCCTCCTCGAACCCGTTGATGAAATCAAAAAGATGAATGAGGTCGCTCCTGCCCCTGGGGCCGTTTGGCGGATTGTTCACGGTAAAATAAAAGCAATCGCCCACGAGCCTGCCGTGCTCGGCCATCATGGGGTTGGTCTCCTCCCGGATCACCTGGATCTTTTTCCCGGTCCTTCCGGCCGTGCCCTTGAGCCTGATCTGGCCGGCTATCTCGGGAAAATCCCGGAGCGTCGAGACGCGATCGATATTTACCGGGTCCACATAGCTGAGCCACACCTTGCCCGTGTGCTGATTTACGGCCACGGGCCAGCACTGCTCGCCCAGAAGCCCCAGAAACTCAATCTTTTTTTCGAGGCGGAGGTCCAGCGCATTGATCGAATCGTTCCAGAAATCGTCCAGCACGCCCTTGGCCTCTTCCTTGTCGTCATTGTCCACCTCATAGGTGATACCCTCACCCAGCACGAAGTTCTTGGTATCGCGCACAAAGCGCTTGACTAGGCCGCTCGAGTCATAGAGATAATAGGCGAGCTCCAGCATCAGGTCCTGGCTTAGGGGGGAGAGATCCCTTCGCGCGTTTTCCTGGCCCTGGCCGGATATCCGGCGGTAGCCTTCGTTCTTGGGGTCGTAGTCGAGCGAGATGGGCATGGCCTGGCGGGCCGCCGCGACCTCTTGTTTTACGAGCGCCTTGACCTGGCCTTCGTTCATCAGGTCGGGCGCAAGTAAGCGTGCTACCTTTTCGCGTAGGTTAGCCATTCATCATCCTCCGCATCATCCGGCCCATGCCCCGGCCGAACATCCGTCCCGGGCCTGCATCTTCTTCGGCCCTGTCAAGCCGGGACCTGTCCGCCGAGCGCCGGGCCTCTTCCATGACTCTTTTTGCCGGCTCCGGATCGTAGCCGCCATATGCGATCGGGCCGGCCCTGCCGCCCGCGGACTGCACGCTCAGGGCCTTGGCCCAGAAATGATCCGCATGGCCGGTCGCGTCCGTGCGCTCCGCATCAAACCGGAAATGCCGGGTCGTGGTCGGGTATTTCTTAACACTGTGAAGCGAGTTGCGGATCGTCACGTCCGCCGGGATCAGGCTGCCCCTGTCCTCGAAGTTCTGCCTGAGACCCACGGCCAGGGTCTCTTTGCTCTCCGCCGTAAACGGAATGCCCTCGACCCGGTAGGATCCGAACATGTCCTGGGCGCCCTCGGCCAGCTGCGCGCCGATACCGGTCTCGTCAATGCAGGCCCTCCTAAAGGCCTTTTGGCTCAGCACGCTATGAAGCACCTGTTCCTGCACGAAATACGGCTTGCGCTTGAGCTCTATGACCGCGGCCGCCCGCAACATGCCGTCGATCTTCTGGTCTACCCAGATGACCGTGAGATCCTTTTTCCGGCCGATATCCATACCAATGTATAGCTCACCCAGGAATTCGACATTGTGGAGGACGTGGAGGGGCAGGGCGGGCCTGATTTTAGTGCGTTTGAACTCCGAATAGTTGGCCTCGGCTGCGGCTATGAGCCTTTCCACCCAAACGGGCGTCTTGTTGATCTTGACGTCTTCGACAGAGGAGATCAGGTCGTGCGTCAGGAATGCCGAGACCTCGTCGGACGGGACGCACTCGAACTCCTCGGCCCAGGCGTCGTCGTCATTCAGGGCCAGCCTGAGGTCGTCCGGCTCGATCGGCTTTCCTTCCTCGTCTTTGAGCTCGAGGCCCATCTCGATGGCCTGGTATATATCCGTAAAATGCTTGCTCCACCCGCCGCGATCGCCCACGTACTTATACTCGCGGCCGGTATAGCTCTGTAGCGTTGGGGCGCCGTAGAAAAGCTCGTAAAACTTGTTCATCTTGCCCTTGAACGTGCTCACGATCCGGATCTTGTAGCCCCGCGTTACGGTCGGAAAGAGCGCCTTCCAGATCTCGCGGCTGTCCCGGTGAAGCGCGAATTCGTCGAGCAGGATGTTGGCGCTCCACCCGCGGGCCGTGTCCGGGTTGGCCGGCAGCCCGATAATCCTGGCCTCGTTCGGAAAAACGATCTCCAGCTGTTTGTATTTGGTGTCTTTGTCTACAAAGAACTCGCCTTCGATCTCCTCGATGATCTTCCCGGTGGCCCGGGCATGTATGGCCGCCTTGCTCATCAGTTCCTTGCTCTGCCGCTCGCCGGCTGAGAGAAACACCCACAGGGTCTTTTCTTCCAGGCAATCGAGTACGGCCTCGAGCGACGTCTCAAAGGACTTTCCGCCCTGCCGGGTCAAGACGCCGATCTTGAAACGACTCTTGTCATTGACCCAGTTTTTCTGGTATTCAGTGAGCTTAATCGCCGGTTCAGATGAGCCCATAGACCTCCTCCCGGATGATTCTCAGGGTCTCGGGATCCAGCTTCTTTTTCCTTGCCACCTTCTCGGTCGCCTGTTCGATGTTTTCCATGACGCTTTTCTTCAATCGTTCCCTGTCCACGCTCGACTTCTGGAGCCGGGCAAAATCACCGATGAGGCGGCCGATGTGTTTGACGTCTATGCGGTCTCCCTGCATGGCCTCCTGGAGCACTTCCATCATCACGACCGCGCCCAGCTTGGATGTGGCCTCCTCGATCTTGAGTGGGTCCTGGCCCGCGGCCTCGATGATGGTCTTTGCCTGCTCGCCCACGAAGCGCACTTTTTCCAGGGCAAAGAAATGCTTGGCATAGCGATAGATCCCGCTCGTGCTGGTCTGATGGCCCTGGCCCTTTACCCACTCGGCGATCTCCTCGTAGGTCTTGCGGCCCTCGCCCACCTCGACCAGCATCTCATTTACCTGCGCCAGGATCTCCTTGGGGAGTTTCAGGAGTCGGCTCTTGCTTCTTCCCAGCCTAGCCATCTATAAGTACTCCCGGGTCCGGTTCGATGTTGCCCTCGATAAGATCCACGCCCTTCGGCGTAATGGAGTTGATGCGCCGCACGATCCCTTCGGCCGCCTTCTCCTCGGTCTGGATATAGCCCTTCTGCTCGAGATATATCAGGTGGGCCTTGATCTCGCTCAGGCTGCAATGAAAGCCGGCCTCCATGAGGCTCATTTCGATCACCCTGAAGCTTGCGCCGTAGGGCTTGGCCCGCTCGCAGGCCCGCAGGCACCATCCCCGGATCTCCCGGTTTTCTATTTTCGACACGTCCTCTCCTCCTCTTTCATGAGCGACTTGATATCCCTGGCCAAATCGTCGATCTTTTTGTCGATCCCGATGGTCCACCGCACGAAGTCATCGCGGAATACGTACTTCTCCGGCATCTCATTGAGCCGGCCCTCCACCCCCCGGATCTTCTTATCCTGGCTTTCCTGCATATGCTGGAAAGACACCTTGAGATCCCGGAGGTAGAAAATGATGAACGTCAGCAGCGCGGAAAATGCGCAGCCCACGACGATGAGCGCAACCTGTGTAACGCTCATTCGCCCGAGGCCTTTGCTTTGGCGCCCTTTTCGATCTTATGGCCGATGCCCAGCGCGGTCAGGCCGCCCGAGACGAATCCCAGGCCTATCTCAACCTTGCCCTGAATGATCAGATATATGCCGGCCCCGATCGAGATCAGGCCGCCCGCCCATGTCTTCCATCCGCCCATGAGATTGGTCATGATAACCCCCTCTGTTGTTTGATTTGGCGCACGCCTTCTCTCGCCCCTTCCAGGAAGGCCTTTGCGCATTCATAGGCCGCCTCGTATTCCTCCGGCACATCGAGGTCCACATTCAGAAGGCCCCCGAGTATGCCCGCGGCCACGGTCGCGACCTGCTTGCAGTCGTCGCAGTCATCCACTTCCGGGTAGGTCGCAGCGAATTCGATCAGATTGTTTATCGCCTTTTCCAGGTCGTCTTCTTCCAGCATGGCCAGCGCCGCCTCCGCGGCCAGATCGACCCTGTCGAGCCGTCTTTCGGGCTGGTCCGCGAGCGTCAGAGAGACAAGGTTAAGGCCGATATCATGGAACATGGCCTTATTGTCTTCGAGATTAACGGAGTCCACCTGAAGAAACGAACACCCGCTATTGATCGTGATAAGCGCGATCAGCCCCAGTGCGGCGACCGCCCCGATGATCGGCCAGAATACTGGCGGTATCGCGTTTTTTCGGTCCATTTTTCTTCCTCCTGTTGATGATTTAAAATTAATAAAGCCAGGCCACCTCGGGATCCTTGCTCCGGTCGATATCGAAATGGATCCCTTTCTTTCCAATGCCGATCCGATGGATCCCGAGCCTTATCAGGGCTCTCAGGGTCATGAATCGCAGCCGGGATTTTTTGCAGCCGAGATCGCTGGCCAGGCCTTTAAGGTGGCTCGATGTCTCGGATCCGCCCACCTCGCGGTTGTGCTTCTCGCACCGGTACCCGGATGCCACCGGGATCCTTTGGCCCACATCGCGCTCGATCTTCTCGACAATGGCCTCCACGCGGGGATCGATTTCATTTTTCCCGCAGCAGGGGCACGCAAATCTCGGATTTTTCTCTGTCATCACCTCAAGTATCGCTTTAGGGTTTGCCCAAACAAAAAACGCCCGAGACACACCACTGCTGGTGTGAATCGGGCGCTCTGGCCGCTGTGAGTACGGTACGAATATTCGGGCGCTCTGGCCGCTAATTTTTTTAAGTAAGATTATATTAGATTGATTTTGTTATGTCAACTCTCCCTCGTAATATACCTGTGTTTTTTGCATTTCGGGCATAGCTTTTTGATGACAGCCCTGCCTTCGATCTTGATCCATTCGCCGAGCTTCTTTCCGCACACAGGACAACGGATGTATTCTTTCAATTGTAGGCCTCTCGTTCACCGTCTTTGCTGTATCCTTTTTATCGCCTCAATCACCTTGCGTGCCGTCTGTGCGTCTAAAAAATTCTCGTGGTCCACCCGGAACCGCTTCTTTAAAAACGCCCTCAACGCCTTAAGCTCTTTGCCTTTCGTGTAATACGTGCCGGCCAGAGACCACCAGGACGCATAGACCTTCTTAAGCTGCCCCTCACTCGCAAACCCCGGCCTGTCTTTTCCTGGTTCTTTTCTCCTCGGCCCTCGTTCCTGCTCTCTAAACCCGCAGGCTTTAAAGTGCCTCATCACCGCATCAAAGCCCCGGAGAGATAGGTGTTTCGCGCTTCTCGCGCCGCCGTGGGCATACAATGCGTCGCGGTAGGTGTCATCATCCAACGCCAGAGACTTCTTGGCAATATGGATGATTGCGAGCTGTTTTCTTGTTAATCCCATCCTTCACAATCGCCTTCACGAATCATACTTATACAGGCTTCTTTTCAAATAATAGTCCGCACCAAGTGAATCCAATAGCGCCGTCACAGCAAGCCGAAAGCCGGCCCAGTCAACCGCGCGCTCAATGTTATGGTGATAGTTGATCTTCCCAACCTTCCAGTGATCCACGATAGGATATAGCTCGCGAACGATCTGTAGTGCTTGTGCTGGATCAATGACAGGTTCCAATGATATCCATGTCTTGATGCCTCTCTCATGTGCCTGCCTGATAGCTTCAACCCTGTCCGTAATGGACGCCGCACCCGGCTCCCAGTGTTCCGCGTCTCCCTGGTTGAGGAATATCAACGTGGTGCCAAACCTGGCTTTTGGATAACTTGCAAGGAGATCGAAGTCTCGCGCAGCCCTTGTTCCGCCCTTAGTTAGTATAGTGAAAGGCAAATTATGCTTGATCAACATCTCAATGGTTTGCCTTGTCAGGCACAATTCCATCTCAGCAGGTTGATACACGTCGCCCAGGAAGCTTAGCAGGATCTCTGGGCACTGCCCATTTAGTTTATTACAGTCCTTTTTTAACCTTTCGATAACATGAGCCTTGGGGCTTGCAGACCCATAGTATCTATCCGCAGGTATGTAAGGCCCCCTCGCACCATAGCAATATCGGCACCTGTGCTCGCAGCCTTTATAAAGATTGATTGCCAGTTCCGCGTATTCCCTGGCCTTGCCCTTAGGCTCATAAATGACGTTCATTTCCTTGATGTCCCCGCATTGCTAAAGCGAAGATCACCCGCTCTTTTCAGCTGGGTGAATTTTCTGGTCGGCGTTTAACTCCATGTACCTATTTCATCTCTTGCTATCCTTTCTCCTGGAGTCCATGAATCTTTTTTGCCATCCTTATGTTTATTAACCCACCGCCTCAAATATTCTTGAACATTAGCATACCATTGTTTAATGCTATCGCTATAGATTTGCATGCTTGCATATTTAGGTTCACCAGCTTTAGTTCTGGTGTCGGCAAGTTTCATATACTCATAAACCTCTCCTGTCGCTTTGACGCATGGGATATATAGCCATGCTGGGGTTAATACGATAGACAATTTATCAGCAACGCATAGCCTTGAAAAATGAGCGTTGTTTTTTTTTGCATAAAACCTAGAATGGTAAAGACAAAAATCCTGCCACGTCTTCCCAAATAAAGCCCCCATGAACCACGCCGCCCATTCAACATGCTTTTCGCCTTCAGGGCCGTCCATATTGGGCTTTCCAAAATACCCAAGATCGTGAATGAAAAACGCTATCCACAATCGTGGATCAAAGGGAAAACCGTACAGCTTCCACCATGCCCATGCAACAAACCAGGGGTGAACCAGAAACTGATGGGCTCCGAACAATATACTTTTCGTTCCGATACGCACGGACTCTCCTTTATTTTTCCTCCTTAGCTCAGCCCCGCCGCCATCTCCTGGAGCTCCCTGGCCTTGGCCTGCATGGCCGCCACCGTGGCCCTGGGAAGCAGCACGGATCCGTACTTTTCGCCTATTTTTCTTAAACCATCTGCAAATTTTTCGGGATTCATGGTCATCTTCTCCAGGAGCGCATCCACGATTTCCGGCGCCATCGGCGCCGCCACCCGCGGCTTAATGTATGACGTAAAGCCCGTCTGGTCGACCAGGTCCTCGAACTCGAACACCAGCTGCTGCACGGCCTCTACGACCGCCGCCTGCTTTCCCCGGGTGGCCTTGACCAGGCCCGTGAGCCCGCGCTTCCTGAAGGTGGCATAAAACTCTTCCGCCTCGGCCTCGCTTCCCGCTATCCAGTACCCGCCGCCGCTGCCTGCCTTGGAAAGCACCGGGATGTTGCTGTGATCGCGCAATAAATGATTATGAATGATCCTGACCTCGCGCTTCCAGTATTCTATGTTCTGGTTGAGCTCTTTAGACGGTGTATAGAAATTAGAATAGATCTTGTCCGGATCCATCCCGGAAAAGCATCGCAGGGCAATGGTATCCGCCGGGATTTTTTTGCCCTGACCCACATGGTCTGTCCACAGGACTCCCAAAAACTTACTTTCGACTGCCGTAAGCCGCCTGTCGTGATATCCGGTCTTGATATCTATACCCAGGTCCGATGCCTTCATTCCATGCTCTTTCCAATGTTGTCCGCAAGGCTTTCAATGCCGTGCTTTTGCTTATACTCCTCGGCAGTTATTCCCTTTTTTTCATCCTTGCGCCCTGTGTTCTGCGCTTTATGCCGATCCGCCTCTTCTTTGGCTGTCATGCCTTCGGCCGAGACTCTCTCGGCGTCTGCAAGCAATATGCGCTTTAGATAATTATGGTTGTTGAACCCGAACTTTTCCGCATTGTTCACAGTTTCCATGCCCTTCAATACAGATTCCTGCCGGGTCCGGTACCGCTTGCCCTGATAGAGAAATTCGCAGGACTGCCACAGCTTCAGGATCTCCGACAATAACCGTATGCGCTTTTTGAGCCTCACGGAACTCCATTGTTCCCGCCGGAAGCAATCCAGATATTCCCATGCAGGTGACCATGCCCGGCCCAGTTTGGCGGCAAGGCCCGCGAGCGCCTGCATATCCGCCTCGTGCGATATTTGATCCAGCGTGAATTTCGATTGGCATATGGGGCATATAAATTTCTCTAGCCGTTGAGCCATGCCACGGCCTCCTCGTACGCCGCTTCATAGCCATCCCCAATGCTCTGGTATAGATCCCGCTGCATCTCTCTCGGAAGCGATGAATAGCACCAGTAGCAAAAAGACCGGCCTGGCTTCTTAGGTCTCCCGCACTGGCATTGCTCGCTTCTTAATTCCTTGATATAAAATTGTATCTCTTTGTTTCTCATCTGAGCCGCTCTACCGCATTGCCTTCCCGAAAAGCACACCATAAAGCTCCCCTTCACCGTATGCGCGCCGTCTGCTGTTGAGCCTATGGCAAGCCGGCGACAGCAACCGGTTCGCGCTTGTCTTCGGGATCCAGCCTGTGCATTCCGGGTGATGTATGAACCGTCCTTCATCATTCTCCACTCCGCGGCATCGCCGTAGGCCTTCGCTCACGAATATCTTTTCCGCATTTCTGAGCCTGGCATTTCTCTGCCGACAATACTTTCTCCGCTCCTCCTTGAAGTGCTCCTCTCTGGCCGCCTGGCATTCAGCCTTATCCGGACACCAATCGGGTGCGTGACCCCCCATCTTTCCTTTATCCTTCTGCCACCAGACAGCCTGTCCGCAATGCCGACAAACCTTATTGGTCTTTATGTATCTCTGGCCCTCTATGGTCTTTTCTTCGTTCACGTCCTGCAAAACTTTTTAGCATCCCTGCCCCGGGGTGGGAGGCCTCGGGGCAGGGGGGTTCAGGGTTAGGAGTTAAATAAGGAGGAATCTAACAATGAAGACAAGCCGTTTTTCTGCGCCCGTCTTTCATCCTTTATTGGCAACATGCCTTCCCGCCTTCAGGTTCTCGATCCGCCGGCTTAGGCTCCCGATCGCGGCCCCTATCTCCGGGTGATACGGGAGCCGCTTGAGCTCATTGCGTTCCCGGGCAAGGTCGCGCGCCATCGCGGCCCGCTCCTGCGGTGTCATATCAGATATCTTTCCGCCCACGCCCCCCCCCGGGTCTATTTATTTGCATTACCTCTCTCCTCGGTGAACATGCCGTCATAGATCTTCGTGAGCTCCCTGGACATATCTCTGAGCACTATGGCCATGCCAGCCAGGAAAATCTTTATCTCGCCTTCCGACTTTTTTCTATTCTTCCTCATCAGTCATCTCCTCGGCCAGGTCCTCAATCATCTGCCCGATCTTATTAAGCCGCCTGCGCCAGTCGGCCAGGCGCTGGTTCTTCCTTGCGTCCTGGGGCACCAGGGGCGGGTACTCGCAGGTGCGCTTGAATATTCCCGGCTCGATACGCTCGGCATATCCGCCGCTCACCAGCCACCCGCAGAACTCCTGTATGGTCTTGTAGGCAATCCCGGTGAGCTGCTCGAGGTCTCCGAGCGTAAACTCCGGCCCCTTCATCCTCCTGGCCGCATTCCATAGGCGTTGCCTGTAGGTCACCCGTTTCTGGATATGCTTGTATTGATAGATGCCCCGGTCTACTCGCACCGCCTCCCCGCGCTTTAAAAAGTCGTGGATCGTCCATCGGATCTTTTGGCGGTCCGCATAATCATTTACAGGAAGCTCGTTTTCGAGATCCTGCGAGGTAAACCGCCCGAGCCTTCTGGCTGCCCGGCGCGCCTGTTCAGCAAAGGGTATCGCTTGGTCCATCGTCTATGCCGCCCGCTTGATATGTTTGAATTCGATCTTCTTGAGATCATTCGCCTTGGCGATCTTCTCGGCCCGGTAGATCTCCGCGATAATCTTCCTAAGCCTTCCATTTGTACGCCGGCTGATCTCGGTTATTGCCGCATCATCCAGCTTTACGTCGCAGAGCTGCTCGCAGAAACGCTTGGCGTCCTCCGCCTCAAGCGGCTTAAACCGCAGGATATGCGCCTGGAGCCGGTCGTAGAGATGCCGGAATCGCGCTACCTTGCGCTCCGCATCCATCATACCGATCATCAGGACCGGCGCGCTGGTCTCGTCGGCCAGGTCCCTAAGTGTCTGAAGGCCCTTACCTTTCGTGGCGAGATAATCGATCTCATCTACAATCACCAATCTGGGGTTTTCCCTTAGGCTCGCTAGGGCTTGCGCATACAGCTCGGACGTGCGATACACGGGAGCCTGCCCCAGTTCTACGACCAGGCCTTCCAGTAACGATCGCATGGTCGTGTGCTCTTTAGCCCGGAAATATACCGCATTGGCTTTGTCCGCATACCATATGGCCGTGCGGGACTTTCCTAAGCCCGGTTCCCCGAACACCAGCCCCATACCGTCCACACCCCGGTCGCGTTTCATTAATGATTCAGCTAGGACAACGAAAAGCTCGGAATTGTCTGTCATCGCAAATACGTTTTTCATCTACGCTCCTATTTAAAAGGCATCACAAATATCTTGTAGTATTCCTCGCTTCCCTCGTAACCCTCCTTAAAGGCCTTCTCTATATCGGTAAGCTCGCGGATCTTCTCCTGTTGACTGATGTGTTTGTACCGCGCAAGACGGCTCTCGAAAAAGGGCTCCTCCTCCCGGATCGGCACGACCTTGTCGGCCTTCTCCGCCGCAATCGGCGGATCCGGTACAAATGTCTCGATGGGCTTATGCGGCATGCCGGCCTTTTTCGCCTGCCTTACGGTCTCGTTCTCGAATATCTCCTCGCGATTAAAGTTGATGACCTGGCCCGATGAGGTTCGCCTGGCCTCCAAAAGCTCGGCCATCGGATCCCCCACGCCTTCCGCCAGGGTTTTAAACGCCTGCACCTGCTGTTTGATCTGTTTTTTCTGTCTCCTCCGTGCGCGATTGGCATCCTCTACCGAGATGCCTTCGAGCGCCGCATCCCGGGCAATGCAGATAAATTTAGAGGCCTCGTTGAAGACATAAAGCCTGCCCGCATCGGCGAGATCCTGCCTGATCTGGACCCTCTCCCCAATATGTCCGGCCAGCTCTATTGCAGCATAGTAGCCGTTCCGGTAACGGATACCCTTCTTTCCGACCGTCGGCTTCCCGATCGGTGCGAGCAGGATGTCGAGCACGCGCTCATCAAGGATTTTGCGTACGGCCCCGGCGCTCTCTCCAGCCCGTTCGTTCGGGCTTTTGCCGAGCTCACCGTGTTTTCGCTGGTGATAGACCTTCTCAACCCAGGTGTCGACAACCTCCTGGAGCTCATCGGGCATCATCCGGCACTCGATCGTCTCATCTCTGTCGAACATGCGCTGCGCAAAGGACTTTCTGCTTTCAATCGCTTTCCTCTCGGCCACATTGTGGCCGATATAGCCGTCTAATTCCTCGAAAAGCATAGTTGAAAGCGTCCTAAAGAATCGCTCCACAAAAGGTTTTTTCTCCGGGCTGAAAGCGGGTACGGGTGGCAGCTCTATGCCTAAGGCGCCGCAGACCGCCTCGATATGTTTTGAGGCATAATCCTTTCCATTATCCGCGATCATCACGTCGAAGAGCCCCCAGTTAAGGATCATCCATCGCATCAGTCCGGCTACGGCCACGCTCCTGGATACCGGAACGACCAGGCATTTAGCCTTACGGCTGAACATATCGATGCCGGCCGTGATCGTGTAGCGTTTCTTGTCCGCGCACAGGATGTCCGCAGGCGTATTGTCGAACTCAATTATATGTAAAAAGTGCAGGGCCTTCTCCCCGGCGTCCCCAAACGCGGCCTGCCGGGCGCTCCGCCACTGGTCGGGATTCTTCATAAAGGCGAACGCGCTGCCGTTCTCCTTTATCCATTTATTTATATGCCGTCTTATAGTTGTTTCGGAGGGTAGGGTGGTTTGACTGGAGGAAAACTTATTGACCAGGTAGTCGTAAACCCTGGCAGGCCGCGTTTGGGGTCGCCGGGAAATTATACCTATTATATAATGATGCATCTCAGGGGTGATCCTGCCGTGCGGCTTTCCCCTGGTTGTGGATTCAAGTAAGCCGGCCAGGCCCATTTCCTTCTTTCTTGAACGCCACAGGTCCAGGCTCGGCCGGCTGATTTTTTCATATATCTTATAGGTCTTATCCGATATACCCAGGTGGTTGTTGTTCGTATTATAGCGGTTGACGAACAACTCTTTCGCCTCGGTAAGCTTCATGCCTTTTGAAAATACGCTGAAGGCATCCACGATCTCGCCCCTGGCCACCGCCTTTCTGCGCGACCAGGCCGGCGCCGAGTCGAATATTTCAAGGAGGGCCCTAGCGTGCTTGAGATCCAGGTCGTTACGAATCGGCAGGATCATCTCCCGCGTGTAACCGGAGAGCCTGTCCTGCATCGTCTTTGACCGATCCGCCTCAGTCATGCTCCCTCTCTATTTCCTGTAGGAACATCATACGTTTCTTTTTGCGATCCCTGACTTCCTTGAGCTGCTCGTCCAGTTTTTGAATCTCAGCCCTTAAGGCCTCGGGACCGGGGAGCACAAAAAGCCCGATCTTCTGGCCCATGATCATCAATGGGTCGTTATTGCCGGTTACCTTACAGAATGCCGGCAGATACTCGGCCGGGATATGACGGCCCGGCCGGCCGTTTATCTCGTCGGATTCTCGCGTCCAGGAGTCGATCATCTCTTTGGTGATGGTGTGATCCAGAAGGGTGCTCATCTCGCCGGCGATCTGATACCGGCTTAAGGGGCATGCTTTGATCGCCGTGCGCAGGCCTGTCCGTAGCGCCTCGATGATTCGGTATTTGCCTTCTAAGGGTTCGTTTTCCCTGGAGAGTTCTTTAAGGAAGGAGAAGATGCTCAGTTGTCCATTGTCGGATTTTTTAGCGTTTTTAGACATTGACATGTTAACCGAATTGAGATTTAATATTAACGGCTATTAACTTGCTTTTTTTAGGAAGTGTTCCGGGAAGACGTACTCTTTGTCTTTTTCGAGCGCATCGGCGATCTCTTGCATGATTTTTTTTGAAACTATTTTTTTATCTATAGTCAACATGACCGCCGTGCGACTGACACCGAGTCTGTCTGCGATTTTGGCTTGGGAATGCTCTTTTCGCCGTTTGTATAATTCGACACGGATTTCTTCGGAATCCACTGTGAAGCTCCTTTGTTTATTTATGGCTTAAGTTTACACTTTAATGTATTAGTCTACTTTTTCGTTCGTGTCAAGATAAAAACGCATGTGAAATTAACTTTTTTACT